CCAGCAGCACCAGCACCACCAGCAGCACCAGCACCACCAGCACCACCAGCACCACCAGCAGCACCACCAGCATCAGCACAATCTCCATATAAGTAACATGCTGAAATTGCTTCAGAAGAATACGCTCCATTAGCATCATCATATAGATAGACATATTTATCTGAAATTTTCATTGGGATATAACTATATGGTCCCAAGTACCCTTTAAATTCGTCATTTGATGGACCATAATAAGGCCACTCATTACCATCTGAATCGTAAAAACTTACACTGTTGTAAGCTGTCGTCGATACATGATTGTTTTTACACACAGCATTGGCTCCATTTGTACAAGTAGATTTATAACTACTGCCACCACTACCACCACCCGCATCAGCATATGTGCCAGTACCATCTAGCTCTAAAGTGTCTGTTCCATCGTCGCCATCACATACAATATCCCCCCCTATACAATATAAATAGTCTCCGACTCCACCGTCTGATGCCGCGCCAGTCTTATTTGTAAAAGAGATCCCGTCCATATTGATACGATCCATTTTTACATTTTTGTCTGACATATCATCATCTTCCATACCTTCATGAAGACCAAATATTTTACTTAACAAAACAGCAGCAATGGGGATTATAATAAATGCTGATACAATAATAACAAGCAATATCCTAGCATTTGACTTAAACTTATTCATTTTATATAGTATAATAAATTATTTTAATTTTTTCAATATTAGTATTTGAGAAGTCAAAATTTTATTAATAGCATCGTTTTGAGAGTTAACTTGTTGCCTCAATTTTGAAATTTCAGAAGATAAATTTTCATTTCCTTTGATTAATAATTCTAATGACGATTCTTCAAGAACAGATGATTTAATTTGTTCCGCAAATTGTTGACTATTATTTTCATTTTCTGTAAATTTATTTCCAGAAACCACAGAGTTGGTTTCATCAGACGGTGTTGGTATGTGTAACTCACGGTCTTTCAACTGTTCTTGAATTAATGCTTCTAAGTTTTCCGCTTCAAGCGGACCATCTTGTGCATTATCGCTGAAATCAAGATCTTCCGGCTTCTTGTTATCCAAAAGCGAACTAAATTCTGTTTGTTTCTTCTGAAACTCATCGTTGAATTGCTTTTTTTTCATGTTTGAAATATCTTCTCGCGTTTCAACGACTTGTTTACTATTTTCTATATCTTTTTTGATGTTTGTAATAATTACTTTTCGTATATTGTTATCTCCATTTGTCTGTAAAATATGAGTTTTAAAGTTTTCAATATTTGTTTCAAAAATAGATTTAACCTTTTCGAAATCAGAACTATCTAGGTTTGTAAATATATTTTCTTGAGCACACAAGTCCCACATACTTTTTTTGAACGAGGTCATAAAATTATCATATGCGTCTTTGTTCATTATACTTTATTAAAATAAATAGTTCTAAATTGTTTAACTAAATTATCGCGTATAGTCTTCTTTTTAAAATAGTTGACATTGTGTTTTTTCGTCAATAATGAAATAATGAAATATAAACAGTACATTCCACATTCGGTGTTTTGAATTTGGTGTTGTTTTCCGTCGTTATTATCCACATTTAATTTCATATTCATTTGTATTGCCTGATTTTTAATTTTTTCACAAAGAGCCCTAATTTCTTTGGGTGGACCATTTCCCGCTGAATCAAAATAAAAGAGCTTTTCAGACGGAATATCTAAAAACATAGATACCCAGTGCGATCCATCTTGATAATGCTTGTCAGTATTGAATACCATACCGATTCTCTTGATTTTATTCGCGACATGGGCTTTTAAATTAAAATTGCATAGTTCGGGCCACACACATAAATCATTGTTGTTCGTATCCACTATGTTTGCACTGTCAAAATCAATTGGCGATGGACCTAAAAAGAGAAAATCGTCATATTTTTCTTCATATTGTTTGAGAACATCCGATATTTCAACGCTGGATAACCACTCAGTTGAATTTGATTTCCAAGATTCCGGCATTTTTGGAACAAATAGTTCATTTTTGAGCCTATTTTTTGTTTTCATATTAGGAACCACGCTATCAATCCAACACATTTCATGATTACAACCATCAGACATACTGTTTTTAATTTCAGTCCACATATTCTCTTTTTTTCTTGTTTTGATTTTGCGGTCCGGATGTCGTTTGTTCCAAAATTGTTTTAACATTAGTAACGTATTCAAATCTAGGCAACTAGATTTTTTAAAACTTTTATTCTTCGGATGGCATTTTAAAGATGTAAAATTTTTCTTACTTTTGTTCTTTTTCATTTGTTTAGAGAAAACGTTTTCCATAGATTAATATATCTCAACATTAAAAAAAGTTACAAGTTTTTCACGTTGTGCCTTGTATGATTGAAAAATGTATTTGGTGCTAGATTACATTTCTGGTTATTTGTCCCTTTAACTTTGTGTGGTAGAACGTACATATTTGGTAAACGGTTGTCGTTGTATTTTTTTTCCAAGAAGAGGTCGGAATTTGTTTTGGGTGTGTAATTTGGTCCATCAGCTTTCGTAAGATGACGGTCCTGATTTTTCAGCATAGAATCAGTGTCAATATTATCTAAAAAATGACTGATTGGCGCTCTTGAGTTTCCTGGATAAAATATTTCACGATTATCGTATCTATCGTAAGACAAAAGTTGTTCAGAGTCTTCTGAAATATAATCATTCGCTACTGGAAAATTTACTAGCGAATACTTTGTCGAAAGTGGACGTGGATCAAAATTTGGTTGGAGTCTGTTAGACGGGAAATGTCGGCTGTTGATCTTGAGATTCAATTCATTGTCGTAATCGTAATTACACAAGTGTCTTTTAGTCATTTATAATATACTAAAATAAATTAAATACAAGCAAAATACTATTAACAAGAAACGCAAATGTGTGGAATTCTCGGACTTCTTTTGAAGGAATCTTATAATATAGAAAATGATACAAAAGACAAATATAAAATTGGAGAGCACTTCAAGTTTGGTAAAAAACGAGGCCCAGAATATTCAACTATTAAAAATATAACTCCACAGATTATTTGGGGTTTTCATCGCCTTTGTATCAATGGGTTAGACGAAGTATCAAATCAACCGATAAAAACGGAATCTTGTATCATGATGTGCAATGGAGAAATTTATAATTATAAAAAGTTAATCCAACAGTTTAAATTGAATGTGAAGACAAATAGTGACTGCGAAGTGATAGCTGGACTATATAAAATCATGGGTCCAACCTTTGTCAATTTGCTTGATGGTGTGTTTTCTTTTGTTATTTACGATTCTTCTCAAAATAAGGTGATAATAGGGCGCGATCCGTATGGAGTCCGACCGTTGTATATTTGTCACTACGAGAACGGAAATATCGGATTTGCGTCTGATTTGATGCCGCTTTTGTTTGATAAGAATATTTCACATATACGCCAATATGAACCTGGAACGTATTGTGTTTATGAACAAAAACTAGGTAAATACACGCGAACCCTTCAAGAACGGTATTTTTTCAATATTTCGTACATGAATGAATATCAAAAGCCAGTTGAATATTACATGTTTCAAATTGTACAAAAATTAAAGGAGGCTGTGAGGAAACGCGTCGACAATTGCGAACGAGAGGTTGCTTCTCTACTATCCGGCGGTCTTGATAGTAGTATTATTTCAGCGCTCGTGTGTCAAGAGTATTATAAAAAAACGGGGGTAAAATTGGAAACATATAGCATTGGTCTAGAGGGGGGCGTTGATTTGAAATATTCAAAAATGGTCGGAGAGCACATTCAAAGTAATCACACGACCATTTTGGCATCTGAAGAAGATTTCATAGCATCAATTGAAAATGTTATTTGCGATATAGAAAGTTATGATACGACTACGGTTCGTGCTAGTGTAGGAAATTGGAACGTGGCGAAATATATTAAAGAACATAGTAATGCGAAGGTCATATTTAATGGAGATGGCGCAGATGAACTTATGGGCGGTTATATGTATTTTCATTGTGCGCCCGATGACAATGAGTTTCATAACGAAACACTGCGGCTGCTTTCAAATATTAGCATGTTTGATGTATTGCGTTCAGATAAATCTATTTCAAGTCATGGATTAGAACCTAGAACCCCATTTTTAGATAAAGAATTTACAAAGTTTTATATTAGCATCCCAATTGAATATCGGAATCACAATCAGTTTGGTAATTGTGAAAAATATTTGATTCGCAAATCATTTGAAATTTACTGTCCGGGGCTACTTCCAAAAGAGGTTTTGTGGAGAAAAAAAGAAGCTTTCAGTGATGGAGTTAGTAGTAAGAAAAGGGCGTGGTATCAAATAATTCAAGATAGTGAAAATGTCACAAATATAACAATGAGCAACTACTATCATCATAATAAGCCGGAAAGCTGTGAACAAGAATATTACAGAGCAATATTCAGCAAATATTATAATAAATGTGATAATTTGATACCTTATTTTTGGATGCCAAAATTTATCAAGGGTGTTGCTGATGCTAGCGCAAGAACATTAGATGTCTACAAAAGCAAAAAGTGATTTTATGAAACTTCTAACATTTTGTAAGAAAACAAAAATTGTTCAATAAATTAAAAATGTAAAGGGAGTTTAGTGTGTGTATTTTAAAAGGAATATTTCTCATAACCTTTTTGTTTTTGTAAATATTTTTCAAGTATTTATACATGATTTTCTTATTTAGTTTGCTGTAAATTTCATAATCCATATTTCGCGCTATTTCTTCGGGCGTATAATAAAATTTGTAGTTATCGCATTCAATAAAAAAAACTGTAATATTTGACACACGTTGTTCTTCGTAATTGTAATTCATATTGTCTATGAAACATAAACGCAAATCCTCGTCATTATAACACATATTTTTCATTTTTAACAGCGGTTCTAGTTGTTTTGTCTTTGTTTCTGAAAATACAATATCATCAAACATATACATGTCTTTTTCATTGTATGCTTGTTGTAAAATATATTCTTCAATGAAAACCAAAACCATTTTTACAAAACGTTCGTTTTTATTTCTTGTGTACAAAATAAGAGCGTGAATAATATTTTTCACTTTTAGTTCATATATAAATTTGAGTATTTCAAATATCTTAGGGCGAAATGAATTACTATATATTCTCAATAAAGTGTTTATGTCGTCTTGAGTCATTTTACGAGAATATGTTTTTTCTATAATATTAATCAGGTAAACGACCTGTGAAAAATACCCTATGGTATTATCAAAATCTATTATGATTAATTTTTTCATAATAAATTTTTATATTTATATATTAAAGACAATTTAACCATGTCTAAAATTTTAACTATAAATGAGAATAAAGAATTCTTGAAATACCACAATCAAAATATTCCGAAAACTATACACAAAATTAAAAAAAAAGCGCTGAAGTTGATGCTTAAATCATTGTGTAAAACAAATTGTGATATAAATGACAACTACAAACATTTTTTATCTATACTGCATAGGAAAAAGATGATATCTCCCAACAATAAGTGTATCCACGGTAATACATCAAAAATGTATATAAAACATAAAAAATGTTTTCTTACAAAACAAACTAGAAATGTTGTCTTTCACTATCACTTCTGAATATAATCTACAATTTTGATCAAGAGTTCTTCCTGATAATTGATTCGTTGAAAGACAATTGATTTGTTTAAACTCAGTGTAAAAAGGCGATTACGATTATTTTTGCATATCAAGTTTATATCGTCTATTCCGGGCTGTACATCAATTAAAATGCCTCCATTTGTCAGTTTCAGTTTTTCAATATTCTTCAGATTGAACCACCGTATATACGAACCAATTTTTATTTCGTCCATTTCGTCCACATATCTGTATTTACTTAAAACTTTGTGATATTTTAATAGTTCTTCTCTCGATAAATACAATTTTTGAAGGATATTATTTTTCATTTCTTTAATTTTACTACTATTCAAATGTAGTAGATTTTTGTTGTCTAGTTCTTGAACAATCTCTTCCATTGTATGATCGATGTTTTCATTTGTCTTTTTATTACTATCTTCATTCATATATAACTATAGAGTTTAGTTATATATAAACCATTTTTCAAATATTTAAAAATTTGCTGGGAGGGGTTCAAATCCTTCAAATCCGTTTCCTTGTAAGCCACCAGACGTTGAACTTGATATTCCCGACAATTCTTCAATCGAGGTTGTTTGCATTTGTGGTTGTGTGTTATGAGATTGATTCGCACTATTTACATGTTTATTACTTTTCTCTTTGACTTCGTCCTCTTTTTCTTCTTCGTCAAATGGTTCTTTAATTAAACCAATCATTGACAACAAACGATCAAATAAAACGTTCAATTTCTCGCTAATCTTTGTATCTAAAGTAAACATTAAAAATAAAAGGGGTAGCATTCCAGAAAGTAGACTAAAGTTCTCGTATTTCACCTCTGAATATGTGGGGAAATATAAAACAAACTTGTGTATTAAAAAGAAGGAGACCAATATAACAATCAATTGAACGATCACTTCGAACACGAGTTCGCTTGTTGGTTTGAGAGGGTTGTTAATAGGCATGTAAATTTTCATCATTTTCAACACTGCGAGTAGTGGAATCACCAAAATACCACAATATTGAACAATGTTCATCATTTGCGCCTTTTCACTTGAAGAAAATGATGTAATGTAGTCTATGAAAGATTTACTACTATCACCACCACCGATTTGTTCATTCAAACTCGTTCCAAACTCATCGTTTTCGTCGGTCTCACTGTATTCGGTCATAATTAATATAAGCAGAGAATAAAAATATATTTAAAAACAGTTTTCTAGTAATCATTAGAAGACAATGTTGAAAAATATAATACAAAAACAAAATATCCATCCTGAAGAACAATACTTAAGTTTGATAAACGAACTATTACAAGAGGAAAACATTGAAACTGGTAGAAATGGAAACACGTATTGTAATATTGGAAGTGCGATGTATTTCTCACTTGAAAATAATACTATCCCTATACTAACCACTAAAAAGGTTGCTGTGAAAACGTGTCTTAAAGAGTTGTTGTGGTTCGTTCGCGGAGATACAAATAATGAATCTCTGAAAGAGCAAGGTGTTAATATATGGAACGCAAACGCAAGTAAAGAATTCTTGGAATCGCGTGGTCTTAATTATAGCGAAGGAGATTTAGGACCTGTTTATGGACATCAGTGGAGATTTTTCAATGCAGACTACACAGATTGCCATGAAAACTACAGTGGACAAGGAGTAGACCAGTTGCAGAGTGTCATTGACGACCTAAAAGACCCGGTGAAAAGATATTCGCGCAGGCATGTTGTTAGCGCGTGGAATCCTTGTCAAATAGACAAAATGGCTCTTCCACCTTGTCATGTTATGTTTCAATTTCATGTTACCAGAACAAATAAGTTATCGTGTACACTTTATCAGAGAAGTGGTGATGTTGGGTTAGGGGTGCCGTTCAATATTTTGTCTTATTCCGCACTCACGTGCTTAGTTGCCAAACATTGTGATTTGGAACCATATGAATTCATTTATTATTTGGGAAATACACACATTTATGAAGAACATGCCGACAGTTTAAAAGAACAAATAAAACGAAAACCATTTGAATTTCCTAAACTAAAAATTAAAAGTTCTCGTTCAAACATTAGTGATTATGAACTTGACGATTTTGTCATAACAGATTATAAATATCATGAAAAGATCAACATGAAAATGAATGCTTGATGAAAACAGATATTCTAAAAAATATAATTTAAACAAAGATTTGTAATGAATAAATATTATGTCTGGAGCACGTGCTTTAGCTTCAGCGAGGCGCAGGCGAGCCGAACCTCAGCCGAATCAATCTGTTCCCATAAACTCATCTTCTAGAGCATCTAACAATATGGCTTCGATACGAGAAGAAACGCCCCTTCAAGAAAAGTCTAAAATGAGTCCGGCGATGATGTTACTTTCCCACAATAAAATAATAGAAAACTTACAAACTGTTGTTGAAAGTTTGAATTCTAAAATTGAACAACAAGAAGAAGATATGAAAAAATTAATTGAAAATAAAATGAATGATTCAAAAGCAGATGACACTAATTTGGAATACTACAAACAAAAAATAGATACAATTGACAGTAATTTAGAAGAAATAAAAAAACATATCTTAAAGGTACAAACATTTTCTATGGAAACTAATCTACAGGTAGTAGAAGTGAAAAAGAAGCTCAATAAATATGAAAAAAATGAGCAAAATAATGAAGCCAAGCAGCGTGAACAAATTATTGAACATATCAACAAGGTTTCTACGATTTTGACTAAAATCAATAATGAGGTTGAGCAAGGTAAAGAAGCACAGAATATACAAAATAATACACTTATAGATATATTAGAAGGTATAAACAATAATGTTACTGGTGAAAATGTAATTGAAATCTCTGAGGAGCAAGAAGAACACGTTGAGGAACAAGAAGAACCCGTTGAGGAACAAGAAGAACCCGTCGAGGACCAAGAAGAACCCGTCGAGGAGCAAGAAGAACCTGTTGAGGAGCAAGAAGAACCCGTTGAGGAACAAGAAGAACACGTTGAGGAGCAAGAAGAACACGTTGAGGAGCAAGAAGAACCATTTGAGGAGCAAGAATTAAACGAAGAAGGGGAGGAATCTACAAAACTTAACTTTTAATTTTGATACAACTTAACTTTAATTGAAATAAAATTGATTTAAAATTCGTCCGAGTATAACAACAATATAAATCAACTACCATGTTGTTTACTCTAGAGAAAAACAGAAAAGTTGTAACTCTTATTGAATTGTTCAAGGTTGTTAAAAGTTTGAACAATTATTGTAAAATGTACTGCAAAGAAGATGAATTGTTTATTCAAATTATGGATGATTCTCATGTTAGTTTGCTTGAAATAAAGATTAAAAAAGAATGGTTTTCGTCATATGAAAGTGAAAATGAGGTAGTTTCATTTAATTCTAAAATACTCACAACTATTATGGGTTTGCATACACTAGACAGCGTTGTTACATTTGAAACATCACACGAACATTTGTATGTAATGTTCAAACAAAAAGACAAAACTGAAAAGTCGTTCCAAGTCAACCTTATTGATTTGGATAGCGATTTAATGGGGTCTCAAGAGATTGAACCCAGCTTAGAATTTACGATTCATACTAAAAAACTAGACCAGTATTTTAATGAACTACAAGCATTTGGTGATACACTGGAACTCGTCCATTTTAATGATGCGATCTATATGCGGTCGCGAGGAGATGAAGGAAAATATACGCTAAAAATAACCGATGATTTATTGGACGAACTTATCGTGGAAGAAGAACTTCGTATGGTGTGTAAGGTTCCATTGAAGTATACGTCCCTCGTTACAAAACTGTATTCCGTATTTAAAAAAATAAACGTGAATGTCAGCGAAGATTCGCCATTTACTCTAAAAATATTTCCCAATGAAGAAGATGAGAAAGATTTACTTGAAGTAAAATTCTTTATTGCGCCCAAAGTGGACGATGAAGACGAGTTTGACTATTCAGAGTTCGAAGAGAAAGAAGAAACCCCAAAAAATGTAGAAGAAGAGTTGAAGAATTATGAGAATGAGATTGTTGAAACTTAAATACATTAAAACATGGATAGTTAAATAATTTGCTACATTAATTATGATACTTGAACTGTTATTTATATTTTTTATTTTCACAATATATTTCTTCTTTTACGTTGAATATAAGGTAAATAAAAATAATAATATTTATGAATATGACAAGGAACTAACGCGCCAGAATATTAATAATGAAATTTTATTGAAAATGCCGTTTTATTTTGATGGTAGTCATTTGAATTCTTCGTTGAATGTTAGCGACTATAAAATCATTAAAAATGATAAGAAATACCAATACAAACAGTATAACATGATTGAAAATGAAATATTGTTGCTGAAACCATATATCAAAACATATTTAAAAGACAACTTATACTCTATCAAAACTGGCGGGAAAATTGGAATTCATACAAACCAAGAAAGTGTAAATTATTATTTCGCGAGAGATGGAAACGCCCAGTTATTTTTGATTCACCCTCGGTTCAAAGATAATTTTGAAACTAATCAATTAGACCGCAAGGAATTACAAGACCATATTGAAAAAAATGAACATTTTCATAGATTAGACTTCAAGAAAGGAACTATTGTATATGTTCCAAACAATTGGATAGTTTACATAAAAAACATAGAAAAGAAAAATTGTTGCATTGAAAAAATTTCATATTCGTCATTAATTAATAAGTTTATGTTTTATTTCAAAAAAAAGACTTAATAACAATAGAAAAATATAATAAATGTATAGCAAAAATGTATTATTTTTAAAAAACTTTCGGGAAGATGTTGAAAGTGTAGTAAAAAAAAATTTTATAAATGAGCGCACTCCTTTTTATTTTGTAAGCACTATTTTTTTGTTTTCATCTATTGTTCTGAGTTTTATGTCTGCTTTGTACAGCAAAGAGAATTTTTCAGATTTTTTCCCAAATGAAGGAAAATATTACGATAAAGTTATGCACGATCATACAGTTGTAGACAAAATATGTTGGTATTTTTCTCAGATCACCCATCACACCATCATATTGTTATTTTTTTATTTCTTCATGGCTCTCGTAAACAAAAAATCAGAAGCGTATTTCAAAATGGTAGCGCCATTGGCAATGACAATTAGTGCGCTTTATTTCTATTTTTTATTTCCAAAACAGCGCCTTAGTTTACATCAATTACCATATTACAATTTTTTTTCTCATTTTATGATAATCTTCTTAGTGTTTGGTGAGTTGATATATATAAACAATTATTCATTTGAAGAAACTACACATTGTTTTATTTTCTTGTTGACTTGTCTATGTGCGATTTTTATAAATTTCTCCTTAAGAGGTGTTTGGTCTTATAATATGGTGAAGTTGGACCGTTTGAGTGGTTGGACGCTTGTATCAAAAACAACAATCGTGATGTATTTTTTTAGTTTTGTCTTTTTTTTATCTAAATCGCTGTTCAAAAATGACGACAATCTATATAAAATGATCATGAAAACGTTGATGAAGAGCAAAATGTTTTTTACCGGACTATTTGGACTGATACTTTTCAATATATTTCTTTACATTGACAAGAAGACAACCAAGAAAATGAATATAAACGCTTCTACACAAGAGAGAGTATAATTGTATTAGTCAATGATGTTTTCTACTTTCAAAGTGATTGGTGTGTTTCTGACAACATTCGCGGTTCAAAGTACCACCGGATTCAAATTGCCGACGATGACCTCGTTGAAGCCGAAAACAACTACGTTCACATTCAACGGAGATATTAAACCACTTGGATTTTTTGATCCTTTGCAAATTACACAAAACGCAGATGAATCAACACTCAAGTATCTAAGAGAAGCCGAACTCCACCACGGGAGGATTGCTATGATTGCGAGTGTTATGCTACCATCTATCGATTATTTAACTGAAGACCCACAAGATTTGGCAATCAATTATTTCAGTAAAAATCACGGAGAATTTAACATGTTGGGTCTTGGTTATATCTCATTTTTTGAACTAGCGCGTCTACTAGTTCTATATAAAAATCCATCTGAACGACAATTTGAACTAAAGGACAATGTTCAACCTGGGTCGTTGAATACGTATGTCCCGTTTGACGAAAATATGTCTAATATTGAGATTTCAAATGGTCGTCTTGCGATGATCGGTGCTCTTGGATATATTGCTCAAGAACTAATCACGCAACAAAAAATTATTAGTTAATAAAAATTTAATATTTTAAGATGAATAAAATTGATTACCCTATTATATACATTTCTATTGATAATATCATGTCAGTAGTAATGTATAATATTCCAGACAATATTCGCGCGACTATAATAATAAATTCTATCATTCTGACAAGAAATAAAAATGGATGGAATGAAATCCATTTTCAGTTAAAGAAATCAAAAACTTTTCTCAAACAGACCAGTCATGTGTTTGAGAAATCGCTTAAATATGAGAACGCAATAAGAGTCCCTTGTATTTGTTTATATGATGTCTTTTCGTTAGATGATAATGGAAATTATTTAGACGACACATGTGATGAAATAATATATTGGTAAATAATCTAATGTATTTATAATCTAATGAAATGTTTTGTTTTAAAGACAATCATTTTGGGTGACTGTGGTGTCGGCAAAACAACAATGTTATATAAGTATTACAATGGAAATTTCAATAGCGATAACCAAAGCACAGTTGGTGTAAATTTTGTATCTAAATATGTTAAAAATCTAAATTGTGAGTTTTCTGATTCAATCAAAATACAAATATGGGACACTGCCGGACAAGAGAGATTCCGTTCTATTATTCGTTCGTACTATCGCAATATTTGTGGATGTATCATTGCTTATGATATTACAAATAAAAATACTTTTAACAATTCATTATACTGGATGGATGAAGTAAGAAAAAATAATAAAGATGTAGTTTTGATTCTTGTCGGAACAAAAAACGATTTAGAAGATAAAAGAGAAATTGATTATGAAGATGGAGTAAAACTGTCAAATCATTACAATATTCCATTTTTTGAAATAAGTTCAAAGGAATGTGTCGATAGTGTTTTTGATAAAATGGTGGAAATGGTCATTAATAAAATAGAACAAAACGCCGAGAACCAAGAAATAACTCAATTTAGAGGAGTGTTATTAATTGACGATAATAACAATGGTACTGATTACGGACCAACGTTTTTGAGGAGGGCAACATCATTTACTTCTAACACTTTGTGTTGTAATAATTAACATCAATCATATAAACATTGAGTGCTATATATTGTTATATGTATAAGTTTATTAGCAAAGACAATAACTACCAAGATTATGAAATTGTCGAAACGCAGACATTTCAAATTGTGCCATTATTTGAAAATAATTCAATTGTAGAAACATCAAAATTATTTTCAAATGATACATTTGATTATAAAGATGGAAAAATCAATATTATTCATTCGCACGTTCGTTCATGTAAAAATGTTCCGGGGGTCATTTCACTAAATATTAGCTTTGGAAAACACAAAGACAAATTGTTGTATTTATGCAAACCAGATGACAAGCGAATCCCATTTTTTTTGATACCATATAAAATACCTTACAGTTTTGATAAATCTGTAAAAAAGATTTATATTACATTCAAATATGAGTCCTGGGAAGAAAACATGCCGCGGGGTTCTATGTTACAAAACTTTGGTAATATTGAAGATGTCGGCAATTACTATGAATATATATTGTATTGTAAATCGCTTAATGTTTCTATACAACCCTTCACAAAAACCGCACGAAAGATGTTAAAAGACAAATCGGCAGAACAAATCATTCAAAATATTCAAATCAAGTATAATATTGAAGAAGTAACCAAAAAAGATGAATTTATATTTACACTAGACTCAAATGTATCAAATGATCATGATGACGCAATGTCTTATAATTTTCAAGAACACAAAATCACCGTTTACATTTCCAATGTTTCGTTGGTGATGGAATATTTGGATTTGTGGGACTCATTTACCGAACGTGTTTCAACAATTTATTTGCCGGATAAAAAACGACCCATGATTCCAACAATTTTGACAGAAACCTTGCTGAGTTTGGATGAAAAACGCCAGAGATTATGCTATGCGCTAGAGATATTTTATGATGAAAAAAATAAAATCAAAAGTCAAAATTTGAAGTTGTGTCTATCGTACATAAGCAAAAATTACTCACACGACCACAAAGACCTTTTTGAAAATAATAAATATTATAAGAAAATATCAGAAATATTAAAAATTCAGAATTCAAAAGATATTGTGGCTTACCTGATGATTCATTTTAACAAATATTTGGCGAGATACCTTCACGCGAAGGATTGTGGAATATATAGACATTACCATTGTCTAACAAGTGAAACCAAAGAGCACGGTATTGGCTCAATGTATCAAAATATCCCAAAAAATATTTTGAATCATATTTCAAAATTCAAAACACATTCTTCTAGGTATTGTTTGACTAATAATGATTACTTTAATGAGTGTAAAAATCAAGAAAAAGAAAACGATTTGTATTTACAAGCTTCTTCACCTATAAGGAGAATAGTTGACGTCATAAATAATATTGCGCTTTTAGAACATATGTTAGAGAAGAATGCCATAGATAAAGCGAAGAGATTCTACGACTTTTGGACAACTCCAGAACAACTCGAATACATAAATATTTCATCTAGAACAATACGAAAAGTTCAGTCAAAATGTAAAATTTATTCGCAATATTTGTACAACAAAGAAAATAATATTATTCAAAGTTACGAAGGTTATGTTTTCGACAAATTGGAGAAGTATGATGGTAAATTTCAATACATGGTTTATCTACCATTTTTAAAACTAACAACATATATTACAGTGCTGCAAAATCTAGACAATTATAGTTCTCATTTCTTCCAACTATTTGTCTTTATGAATCAAGAACAAGACAAGAATAAAATCAAGCTTCAATTATGTTATATGTCCGAGAACAAGGATTTTATGTAACTATCGTTCGTATCAAAAGACAATTTTAGATAATCCAAAAATAGTAAAAATTCATATTGTTGCTCATCTTCACTTTTTATTTTACATATATTGGCAAGCTCTTCTTTAACAAAACTATTGTACAAGCGATGGCTTGTATGATATATAATTTCATCTTTGTTAACTATATTATTGTAAATGCTCTCCCTATAAGAGATAGATGGTAGAACATAAATGTTGTTGCTACATCCAACATCAAAGCGAATATTTTGAATTAAAGTGTGTTCGTGAAATTCTTTTGGTATCAGATGGTGATCTTCAATAAGACCTTTCTTGTGATAAGAATATTTTACTTTTCTTCGCGTCTTTGTCCCGTATCTCAACGGGTCATAATTTTTGTCATAGTGGACCGCAGAATATGAACCATTGATTTGAATTATTCCGTTCATGTTTTTAGTAATTGAATAATAATAGCTATTTTTGATGCTAAACAAAGTAGCAAGATATAATTTAGGTATCTTCATAACATCTACTCTAATGTTATATTATTTTTGAATACATTTCAGATTCCATCAATTGTCTTTCTTTTGTTGTATAACATGACAAGTATTTCTTCTTTGATGTTATTCAATACCTCATCTCCATCACGGTTCTGTAAATACTTTTGAAAAGAGTCAATAATGCTTGGATATTTTTCTTTGTAATCATCATACCAATTTTCCAACACAAACTCATTATAGTCATACAAGTCGTCTATCTGTAATTTCTTGTCTTGTATCTGCCACGAATTGTCTTTATAGACCATAAGATATTTACCTTTGATATTGGACAAGTATATATTCATATTTTCTGGTTTGTTGGTGTTAAAATGGACCTTTTCTATTAGCGTCTTTACACACTTGTTACAGTCTTTTATACAGCTAATATAATCTATTGGTGTGAGATGACTATAGTCTGTATCTTGATGGTTCAAAACTTGAATATTAATAGTGTTGTTGTTATTTTGGATATTTCCTTGGTTAATATTCTGAATTTGAAGTTTGTTTGTTAATTTATCTATTTGTTTCTGCATCATTTCCATCTTTTTGTCTCTCAGCGCGAGTTGCTTGTCCATTTGTGTATCTTTTAATACGAGCTGCCTATCTTTTTCATTCAACAGGCGAGCAAGCTCTTGAAAATCTTCATCTTTATTTTTCTTACATGTATATTTGATGTGTTTACACAAGGACGAGTGATGTTTGAAATTTTTATCACAATATTTACATTCATAACTTCTGATATCTTCGGCGGCTAATTTTGGGCTAATTATGGCTAATTTTTGGCTAATTTTGGCTAATTTTGGGCTAATTTCGGCTAACATTTTGTGTTTTTTTGTCTTCAAATGTCTGACATAATTCCCTTTAACTTTCGCATCATACACGCAGTGGCTACAGTAATATTTACTCATATATAAAATAGTATACATTATATTTAAGTGATTTTTGTTCCTTTTTTGTTCCTTTTTGTTCCTTTTTTGTTCCTTTTTGTTCCTAAAAGGAACAAATTGTTCTTTTTTTGAATTTCATAAAATAAATGTTATTTATATGGTAAGGTGTATCATATAAATAAATATATATTTTGTTACCATAAATAAAAAAGGAACAAAAAATTAGCCGTAAAAACAGAAAATATTTTTTTTTTGGAGGGGGGGGGGAACTTCATTATTTAATTTCATGAAAAATAAAAAAAAGTAAAAACAAAAAAGCGGAGATTTATATCTTGAGCGTCTTTTCCCACGAAATTTAATCAAATAATATTTATTTAAAGATACTTAAATATTTTGAATAATATGAGCAAAAGTAATTTAGAAAATAAATTCAACATGTCGTGTATGCTTGTCAAAACGTTGGTAAAACCTCCTAGTGACAAGGACTTGTTATATTTATATGGAATGTATAAACAGGCTACAGTTGGCAATTGTAATGTAGAAGAACCGTCCAAGTTTAGTTTGAAACAACACGCCAAGTGGGAAGCCTGGAATATGAACAAAGATATTGAAAAATCAGTAGCAATGGCATTTTATATTGGCAAAGTAGATGAAATATTTGTGGCTCTGAATTAGTTACACATACATAGATTTATTAGACACAATACTCTTTTGAAGTTTGCATTGGATATTATTTATTTTTTCTAGAAAAGAATAATTATTATCATTTTCACCAAACACAATCAATTCATTACACATATTCACCAGTTTCATGCAACATTTAATGAAATCTCCTGTAAAAATATCCAACTCACTTGTTAATTGATGAAAGAAAAAGCGAGTATCATCAATTGTTTCGATCTCGTTGAACCATTTCTCAATATAATCAATCAAATCATATTGTATATTGAATTTACACGTAATGTATAACTCTGATGGCAACTCTTTGTCTTTATAATGATTCAATCGTTCTTCAATAAATGCAAATTCTTGTTTCATAACACTCGGATAATGCGTTTTGTAATCATCTTTGACTTTTAGCTCATAAAATGAAGAGAGCAAACACACGATTTGCGTTTCACTGTAATTCTCAAATTTATCGCAATGTCCGTATAGATCGCAGAATACCAAGCACGGTATTTCGTGTATATAAGACGCATTCATTCCCATTGGCGTTGCTTTCATGGACGCATCTACATAACCGTTTACTTTCAATATATCAAACAATACATTGATTTGAGTTTCAACGTATGTAGACGCGTAATTAAGAACAGTTTCCTCCTTGTCCAATAGTCCTACGAGTTCCATGAAATTTTGATACAATTCATATTTGGAAAAATGTTTGCCTGATTCAATTGCTTGAATTTCCCTTTTGATCTGTTTTTTTTCTTTATTACTTACCATTCCATATTTATTTTTCAAACGGTCGTAATTTTGAAACTCGTCAATGATATTCGGGACTAGCAAATCATTGAAGTGAGAAATCTTTTCATTGAAAGAAACTATCTCTTTTTTCGAAACATCAATTTGATTTACAATGTCTGTATTCATAAGAGATTTTTGAATCATTTCTACAAAGTCGTTTGTTGTAAAATTCTCAAGATAATTTAAAATTAGATTATACGTGATACGGAACTTTGAACTGAGCACTTTGGGTTTATTGTGAAACAAAGAATTATATTCTGATTCACATAATGGTTTGTAATTATTTGTCAGCAAAATTACATGTCCAATTTTGTCAATATTACGACGACCGGCTCGCCCCGCCATCTGAATGAACTCGTGACTTTGAAGAAGTCGCATTTGATTACCATCGTACTTGAAAAGCGAATTAAAAACGACAGTTCGCGTCGGCATGTTCAATCCAATTGCAAATGTTTCGGTCGCAATCAACACTTTAATATATTTTTCATCATACAACATCTCAATAATTTCTCTGAAAACTGGTAGCATTCCGGCGTGGTGGATACCAATACCCTTTTCCAATAATTCAATATAAAATTCGCATTCAGGTAGATTGACATATTCTTTCCAATTATCTAGCTTCTGAACGAGCATCTTTGTGAAAACTGGGCGAATCATGTAATCCTTCTCGTCCGGTAAAAACAAATCAATGAATATTTGTTTCGATATATTTTCAACCTGCTTTCTTGAAAATACAAATAATAAACAAGGAAACATATCATTATGTTTCAAGTGTTCAAGACATTCATTAATAACAAATTTGTCATGAACCCGAAATTTGTCTTTTGTAAGTTCAGTATTACATTTCTTGGTAAGTAATAAATGGTTATAATTATAATTACTTCCTTGTTTGATTGTATTTAGTTTCGTATTTGTCTTTTTTAAAAACATTTCTTTTTTGGTTTTATCTTTGATATTCTTAATATATTTATCAGGCAACGCATAAAACTCATAAAACAATAAAGGAACGACTCGTTTATCACTACTACAGATTGTTACTTCTTTATTTGTAATAGTTGAAATCCAATTCGCAAAATGTTCTTTTTTACCAATAGTGGCAGATAACATTACAAAGGGGATATGGTCTGGGAGTAAAATGATTGTTTGTTCCCACACTGTTCCGCGGTCGACATCATCAATATAGTGGACTTCATCGAACACAACACTTCCAAGTTCGTTTTCCAAATCAATATTGAAATCCAAATATAATCCTTTATTCTTGGTCTTGAAACAGTGATTCTGAAGAATTTCTGTTGTGACAATAAGCAAATCGGCGGTGGGATTGTGTTTGATATCGCCCGTCAAAATACCGACTTCAATATCCGGAAATTTTGCTGAAAATTCTTTATATTTTTGATTACTCAGCGCTTTGATTGGTGAAGTATAAATAACCTTTTTCCCTTTTACTTTGATATTGTAGTATATAGAAAACTCTGCCGGCAATGTTTTTCCCGAACCAGTGTGAGCCGTTACTAAAACATGTTTATCTTGAACAATCGATAAACATGCTTCAGTTTGAAAATCGCTAAACTGAAAATTGTTATTTGTATAGGTCTTGAAGTTGCGGATCTCGTCCATTTTATACAATCTATATAGGCTTAAAGCTTTATGCCTTTTTAAGATATACAAGTAAGATTGTCTTTTTATTTACATGCTTATCCAAAACAAATATGAACTGATAGAGCAAATCGGAAGTGGAGCCTTTTCAAATGTTTACAAAGCAAAACATCATTCAAAAGACAACTTTGTTGCGATTAAGTTTGACCACGACGAAAATTCTAAAAAGTTGATTCAAAATGAAATCAACGTTTATTTGTCTTTGTTGAAACAAAACGATTCTAGTTTTGTCAACATTAAATCTTTTGGAATTATTGATAAACGCAATTATATTGTAATGGATTATATATCGTGTAAT